TTAACTATTTGATTAAGATAAGCAACTTTTTGATCTGCCTTTTGTAAATCAGGATCAGAATCCATATAGATATGTACATCTGCCTTTAATACTTTTATGTCAAATGGTTTCTCTTGATACACACTAGGGTCTGCCTTACCTGTATAGTATTCCCACTTATCTCTTATCATAGTTTTGTGATCATATTCAGATTTTTTTAGTAGTAAAGAAAACTTATTGAAGTGTTGTAGATATTTGTTATGTAATAAAGGTATTTTAATTGATTCGGCGTCTAGTTCCGTATCATCTAATTTAAAGTCTTTGTTGACTGATTGTTGTAATTCTTCTAATGTCATATGGATATTATATCACCTTTTCGGTTAATTGTAAAGCTGTTGTAGCATTTTTTCTTGTGTTATATATTTAAGATTAGCACATGAATTCCATTCGTTTATAGTGGAAGCGGTTTTTGCTTCCTCCCCATCTTCGGCCTTATTTACTTTATAGAATTGTACATTGCTAAACTTATCAAATGTATTTTTATGTTGTAGTATCCAATTAAATGTTTCATCTGGATTGTCAGGTCTAGCTGCCAATGCGTCTTTATCGGCATAACTATCTGTACCAGCATATATATTATTGACTTTATCTGTATCAGAATATAGATCGTGTCCTACTATATAAACTTCTTTGGCATTTAATTCACAAGCCAAATGTACTGATCGACTACCTGTTGCATATGCAAAACCATCTACATCTGGTTCAATGTCTATTATTTCATCTTCTTTAGAAACACCTGTGATGTAAGTTACACCTAAGTTGTGTCCTTTCGTAAGTGTAAACACACCATCAGCACCATGATAAACAACTTGCTCACTATCATTCCAAACAATATCCGTTTTGTCTGCCATTGTTTTCATCATTTCTTTTGCAACAAATATTGGCACAGGCGTCCAGTATCCTAAATATACTTTCATATTTTTAAGATATGCCTTACGATATATCTCGTGTGATATTCTTGAATCTAACGCCACTAATATATCAGGCGTGAAGTCACGATATATTGCATTACAACCTATCACGGTTGCATAGTCTTTCATTTTTGTGAGGTCTAGGCCTTGTCTTGATTGTCCATTACCCAGGCAGACGGCCGTGTCGATCCATGTTAAAGTTTTCATCAAAAATCATCCTATATTGTCTTGTACTATGAAGAAGATATTTGTACAATATCATAATACATATAATTAAAACTTGCTTGTACTTGCAAGTAATCAACATCATTTGCCTTGATATCATAAGATAATGAACCTAATGATATAGGAAAAACATTTTGAAATCTTATTTCCGTTTTAGCAACATTTTTATTATTTAAAACTGTGAGTGTTGCGTCTGAATATATACCACCTTCAGCAAGTGGTTGTTTTATAGATGTTCCTGTTGCAGCCGTACTTGATGTTGTGCCAGGAAATCTATCAGCACCAGTTGTTTGTAAATTTTTAAATTGATCGTGACTTTGTGCAAATCCTAAACTTGTAATCCAATCATGTATTTCTTTATAGTTGTTTAGATTTTCATCAACTAAAAACGATACATCTAAAGTCTGATATGTAACCTTATCACCTACTCCTGCAATGTCTTTTAAGGGAGTTTCAAAACTTGTAGACCCTAAAGTAATACCAGGTATGTTTGCTGTTTGTACAAAAAATTCTACTTGTGGCAGTTTAGTCATTTTAAATCTAAACTGTATCGGACTTGCATAGTCAAATTTACTAGGTGTTCTATCAATTATATTTGTGTCTGTCATAATACTATTTATCTGTTGCTTTATCTACTTCTTGCCAATCTTTTTCAGTAGCTTTTTTCTCTAGCTCTTTTTCATTTTCTGTAAGAATAATCTCTTTTTCTTGTACTTTTTTAATCTTTTCTTCTAATTCTTCAAGTACATTTGTTTTAGGATTCATATAGTTTAAGCCATAAGCAAGTACACCCATAATAATTAGTAATGATCCTAGACCTAATACTATTTGTTTTAGTTCTTTAATTTTCTTTTTTGTCATCTTTTCTTTTTATACCAGAACACTTATCTCGTATCTCTTTAAACTCATCTGGCAATTCTAAATTTTTATAACGAGAACACATTTTTAACATTTCTAATTGTTGTCTTAACAATGCGTTTTCATTGAATACTTTTCTATATTCTTTTGAACAAGTTGAAGTCAATGGTATTCTTAATCTAACACCTACTGTTCCTCTATCATCTTCATATCCACTATTAGATGTACCTGTACCTGTATTATCTTGTTTAGAATATTCCATGTAAGGTTCTAAAGTCGGTCCTTGACAATGATTGTCATATTGTAAGTAATCGTTTCTTGCGTGTCCCACAGTAGTCCATAATATAAACGCCATAACAAAAGTTATGAATTTATACATTTTAGTAATCTCCTGTAACCTCTCGTTTAAAGTCTTTTAAATCGTATTTTAAATCTTCTACCGTATTTGACATTTTGTAATAACTATCATTTAGTGCTTCTACTTTTGCTCTTGCAGTAGCTAATTCTGATCTAGCACTTGTCATTTCTCGGAAGACTTCTTCTCTTCCTTCAGTATATGCACGATTTAAATTTTTAACTTCTATTGAAAATCTTTCGTCAATAGCTGATACTGTTGTTGACATTTCTCTTAATTGTAGAGTATGTTGTTCAATAGTATTGTTCAATTTTATGATTGTGTTGATACCTGTATATAGCGTACCTAAAACAGCAGCTAATATTGGTACCCACGTAATTACTTTTTTAATTTCCATAAGTCCTCTTTTCTATACTATTTATAATAACTTTTAGGCTAAAAAAAAGGGGACCGAAGCCCCCTTTTTTCGTAATCGGTATCAACCAATATTACATAATGTTAGAAACTTTAACACGTCTGTAATATACGTTTTGGTCACCAGCTGCAGGAGACGTTATGTCAATTGCACCAGTACCATTAGTTGTTGCGAAAGGATTAGCAACCATACCATATCTAGTTTTGAAACCGATTTTTGGTTGGAAACTATCTTGACCAACGGCTCTTACCATTTGTAGTGGCACATATGGGCAGTAGAATATACCAGAGTCGTAAGGTGAAGTACCTTTGTAACCTACAACGTAGAATTGAGCAGCAGATACGTTTGCACTATATGGATCAATGTAAACTTTAAATTTACCATTTAATACACCAGCGAAAGTATTTCCTGTGTCATCAACGTTTAAGTTAGTCGCAAGAGCAGGAGCGTAATCTAATACACCTGACATCTGAAGTGCAGAAGCAACATCAGCTGAACAGATAATCATATTACCTTTTCCTCTTCTCGTTTGTTGACCAATCGCATTAGCATCTCTCTCTAATTGGAATAATAGTCCTTTGAATTTCTCAACTGACCATCTACCGTTAGAGTCTGTGTCAAGATCAAAAATACCAGCAGTTGTAGTATTAACTTGAGCACCTGCTTTTGCAGTTGTGTAGATTGTTCTAACAACTTCTCTATTGATTTCAGCTAAGATTTCAGAAGATAGGATGTTAGCAAGTTCTGTTTCAGCGTCTAAACCGTGGATTGCTTTTAAGTCTTGAGCAAGTTCCATAGTGTATTCAGCTTTAAGAGCTCTTGATTTTGCAGTAACCGTAACTTTATCGATTGAGAAAGCCATTTCAGCAAACTCATCAGATCCGTCACCAAGTGTTTCTGCTTGTGCAGTTGACATACCGTCACCAGTAGTGTAAGTACCAGCGGGTGAGTCATTAAGTACACTCGGGTTAGTTCCTGCTTGTACAGAAGTTGAACCTGTGTCAGACGCAGCATCTCTAGCTGAGAAGTCTGAATCAGCTTCGTTAAATAATGCCTCAGCACCTGCTTGTGAACCAAATCTTGATTTCATAGCGAAAATCAAACCAGTTGGACCAGTCATAGGTTGAACACCGCAAATATCGTATGCGATTAAGTTAGGCATTGCTCTTCTAACAAGTGATATTAAAACAGGATCCCAGTTGTCAACAGATGAACCAGTTGCGTTAGCCGGTGCAGCTTCTGACATAAATGATCTGTCTTCTCTAACTGCTTTTTCTTGGTTTTCCAAGATAACAGTTGTTACAGCTCTTTTGTATGCGTCACCGATTTTCGGTAAATCAGGATGCTCCAATACTGGCTGCCATTTGTCTTGTAATGTTTCAGTAAGATACATTTTTATCTCTCCTAAGTTTATTAATTAATTAAATCTTTACAGATTTAAGGTTTTTAGTAATAGCGGCTGTATATGCAGCCATAGCATCGGTATTGCTCTCAATTGGAGCGTTAGCCGCAACTGAATCAACTTCATCTTTAGATGTTGCTTCTTCAATTTTAGATTTAGGGAAATAAGATTCTTTAATAGTTTCTAACTTCTCTCTAAACTTGTCAGCACTATCGTACTCAACATTCTCAGCCATTTTCTCGAACTTTTCTTTTTCTGTATCAGCTAAGTCTGAAGCAACTTCGTTAATTGCTTTTGACTTTGCAGATTGAGAAACTTCTTTTGTTAAATCAACATTTTTTGCAATCTGTTCATTTAATTTTTCTTCAAGTTTTTTATTCTGATTAGTTAAGTCGTCTAGTACATTGTATTTTTCTTCAGGAACATCAATATAATGTTCTTTGAATAAGTCTTTAAGACCAGTAATAAAGTCCTCAGCAATTTCAGTTCTAATTCCTCTTTCAACTGCTAATTCATTTTCTTTCATCCATTCTTCAACAACATAGTTTAGGTATGAGTCAACTTTTTCGACCATAGCTTCTTTTACTGTTTCAGTTTCAGCTGAAAGTTTTTCTTCGTACTGTGCCTCAAGGATTTTAGTTTGTTCTTGGATTCTTGTCTTAACAGCAGCTTCAAAAAT